CCAATTAAATTATTATTTATATCATAATGAGGAATCACAATACCTTCATTTACTGGATCATATGCAATTCCTCTATGTTGCATAATTTCTTTGTCAATTCCCTCTTGCTCCCATGGAACGATACGCGGATGCGGAAGATTTTTTAATATTCTATTATCATAAGTATTTAATTCAACTATTTGTTCATTGCTTTTTATACTTTTAATTCTTTCATAGTTATTAAAAATTTCCCAATCTTTTAATTGTTCTTGTGAATCTTGAAAATCAAAAGTCTGTGCTGAAAAACCAAAATAAGAAGCAACAAAAGCAATAGCCTTAGGGAGAGACCATTCATCACGTTCACTAATGCTTTTTTGCTTTTGAACCAATGCAAAAATATCAAAACAATTACCGCAATCTGTATAGCACTTAAACAACTTTGTATTATCATAATAATATAACTTATATGAGCCATGTCCCGCGGGATTGTGGCATATAGTTCGTGAAATAAAATAATTTTCTTTCATTTGCGGTTCCCCGCCCATTTCCGCGACTAGTTCAAATACTTGTTCTATTGTTAATGATTCTTTAAGTTCATCTTTATTTATTTTCATTAAAAGGCACTCGCTTCCATTCTTGGTTTAATATTTATCTTTAAATCGTCCATTGGAACTAATTCATACATATAATTAGTTGCAAACATTGGCTCTATTTTACAAGTACCACGATTTGCTTTACACCATAATAAAATATCCTTATATCTACCTCTACGGTTTTTATAAACTGAAATCTTAATTATAGGCTTTTCAAAACCGCCTTCTCTAATTACATCATCAAGTGCAGTAAGATCATCTTGACTAGTTTCAAGCATAATCATACCTAAATCAATTTTCCTTAATACCCTTATTTTCATAAAGGAGTAGACTATATCTTTACCATAGCTTTCGCCTTAGGCACCCTGTACTTCCATTTTATAAAAAATGTACTCCGCGCAACCGGATAGTCGTTGAACCTTCCTCTGTTCGAGGCTCGGCTGCTGATTGTCCATTTTTACGTTTCTGACCTAGAAGATTTCATCTAGCATAAGACATCTCTTTAATTTTTAGACATTCACGCCTAGTTATATTTCATACTTACGTTGTAGTTTAAAGAGCTTTAGGGTTTTCCAGCAATTCTCAGGGTAATAATCACTTAGTATTTCTACTAAGGACGACTGTTTCTAAAGTATTATAAATATCAAATTTTCTATCTAAATGTTCTATTGAATTATCATAAAGTTTTTTCATAATATTATAAGGTTTTTCAAAACCTCCACAACGAATGTAGTAATTATTTTTATTATCATTACTTCGTTTTTCTAACTTATTAGAAATATTTAAAATTGAATTTATCCATTCTAAAATTTCTTTAGTTCCTACAATATCTATACCAAATTCTCCATTACTAGTTTGAAATATTGAGCCATCACCATCAAAATATCCAAGAATAAAAGGAAGAAAATATTCTTCTTCAATTTTAGGAGGCTCTAGTATTAAACTTTTTTTAGGAACTACTCCTTTATCAATAAAATCTTGAACCATTAAATTACTATTAAAAATTATTTTACTCATTGGAGTATTATTAGAAAAACCTTCTGTTTGGATATGGTCAATAATATTAACATTACTGTCCATAAATTTTCTAAATTTTTCTAAGTGGTCTCTATCTTTTCTATGAATATTTATAACCATAAAATTTCCACTTGAACTATTTTGTCTTTGATAAACACATCCGTCTGCAGCTATAAAACCAAGCCAATAAGCCTTTTCATTAGAATCTATATTCTCAAATTTTCTATAGTCTGCATAATATTTATGATTATCATTCTTTATTTGAACCTTATTTTCATTAAGAACTCTTGAAATAACTGTTTTAGATACCCCAAATTGTTCTCCAATTTTTTTCATACTATAATGTTCATCAGTATATAACCTTATAATTTCTTCAAGTTGTTTATTTGAAAATTCAATTTTTTTCATTTATTTTAATTACCTTTCTAAATTAGATTTGAGATTTATTCTCACATCTAATATTAAAAAATAATTAAAATAAATTTTAATACTTTGTCCAATCTGCAATCGACTTTGCACCTCTCAATAGATTTTGATCATATTGCTCTGCAGTTCTATAATCTGCATTTAACTGCGTAGCTGTCATAATAAAGACTCCGTACTGATTACATATATCTTTTAATCTAATTGAAATCATAAACAATATATTGTCTTCTCTTAATCCTTTTACACCAGCTTTTGAGCTAATTTCACCTAAGATTTTCATACTGGAATGTATATAATCAAAAAACACATATCTAGTTCCATAATCGCGGATTCCGCGCTTAATACTATTTTCAATATCTTTTAATGAAAAATCTGGTAATTGTTCTACATATAGTGGACATTTCTTTAAAAGATTTGCTGCATATACAACTCTATCCCATTCTCCCGCATAATACTCTCCATTGATAATATGCTCTTCATCAACATCAGAGAGAAAAGCTATCATCATAGTTTGTATTTCATCTAATTCTTGCTCTGTTGTAATAAACATTGCTGGTTCTTTAGTTCCATTATCAATCCATTTTTGCTCTTTTGAACTATATAATTTATCACAAGCAATAGAGCATACATCAGCAATCATTGAACGAGTTTTACCTACGCCAGTCGCGGCAGATCGCAGATAAAATTTCTTTAATCTTGCTCCTCGTGTCACGGTATTCACTAGTGGTCCATATAGCGGATATCCAACCTCTGGAGTCTCTTGAAGTCGTTCAAGAAGCTCTAAAGCACCGTCTCCCGCGCTCATAATTCCATTTTGTGCATTATCCGCATATGTAAGTCTAATATCACTAATTTTTTTATCTATTAAATCAGCAATATCTTCAATAGATGTATTATCTAACCAATCTTCTTGCGCTTGCTTCTTTTTTACGTCCATGATATTATCTGGATCATAAAGCCAAGATAAATCCATGCCAACACTTTGATACATTCTTAATAAAGTCATTTTCTTCATTCGACCATAATAATAATCAAAAGCTGCAAACTGCGTATTTTGACTTATCTTTTGTAGATACTCTGGACCTTTATTAGCTTTATAAACGCCTAACTTCTTTGGACGCTGCTCTAAATAATCTTCTATTGCATTTAACGAAATTTCTTTTGCGCCAAGAGCATGAAGATTATAAATAGAACCAAATATAATTTTATGAAATTCTTCTGTAAAATCTTCTTCGTTAAAATAATATTTATCTTCTTCATCAAGTAATGAGGGATTATTATAGATTCCGCCAATTACCTGAACAATAGAAGGTATATCGACATATTTACTACTCATCTTCTTCCTCACTATCATCAAGATTAAATAACCTAGTTACTTTAGGTGGCACAGTTGGCGGATATATTTCAATCATTTTTATTTTTGGCTTATATTCTTCTATATCTTTATTTTCATTAGCTATTTTTGCTAGATATAAACTATAATAATACTTTAAAGCATCATTATAAATATAAGGAATAATACCAATTCCGCCATTTGCTTTTTCTGTGGAATTGCCTTTAATTTCATACCAATAAATTAAAGTTTTTAACATTCCACTATAAGTATAATTATATTCTTTTTGGTAATCTTTAATTTGTTTTCTAACTCTTGCATTTACATAAGATTCATCAAAAAGTTTCATAATATACTTTTCAAGTGCTTCTTGATCTTTCTCCTCTTGACTTTTATTTTTTTCATGTTCTTCTGCACATTCTTTATGAGCATATCGTCTCGCGGAGACTTGGGTAGTGGGAACATTATCGCGATTAAAGCGTTCTTTACAATAAACGCACGTAACATAATGTGCTGCCATTACACACCTCTTTTAACTTTAATATTCTTATACTTATATTATATCATATTTTTTTAGATAAATCAAAATGAGGCGTGTCAATTAAGACCACGCCTCATTCTATACTATTTTGAACTAATCAATTCTTTCAAATCTGTCACAATTAGATCAAGTGCTTCAACTTGTTCTCTTGAACATTGATTTACCTTTTGTCCTTTACCTAAATACTTATCAGTAATCTGAACGATTCTTGGTTGCCAATAAGTATTAAAAGTATCTTCTTCTGAACTTTCAATTAAACCATTAACAATCTTATTAAAGGTATCAACAAGCTCATCAAAATCTAATTCTTGAACTGTATCAGTGTAGATATTAGATCTTTCATCTGTGAAGTATTCTGTGCCATCTTCCTCCATTTGCTTATCAATAGCATCTCCAATAGCCTTAACTAAAGCATCATAGGTAAAGTCAATATAGTCTGGTGTATATTTAAAGCGGCTACCAGCTACATAACGAGGTGTCCCGCGCATAAAAAGTTTAGTAGATGTTGAGCCATCTTCATTTTGAACTGCCCTTGAGTATGCAATAATATCACACATACGAGATACGATATTACGTGGTTTATTTCCAAGAGTAGGGACAATCTG